TCGAAGCGAGCGTATCGACAAAACAAAAAGCCCCGGCGAACTTAATCGACCGGGGCTTAGTTTTCTCTAGGCGAGCAAAGGCGCCACGGATCGGAAATCTACTCCACGTTTCACGGGTTTACAAGCAGATTTTTCTACCAGTCCCGCTGCGACCATCTGCGGACAGAGAATCGCCTTGGCGCGCTCGTAATCCTCGTCCTGCGTCTCGGCGTGCCGCGGGTTGACCCAGACCGACGCGCCAGCGCCAAAGTTGCGCATTGCCGTGTTGATCGCGAGACGGCTGCGCATGTCGAGCTTGAGGATCATCGGCTCGATAACCTTGCCGACCGACGCGCGCAGGTTCATTTCGACTTCGGCGTCAAGGTCGTCGTAATCCATCCATTGACGGCTGATGCGGAAGTCGCGGCATGCCGGGTCAGCGCCGCCATGGCCGAGATTCGGCGTGTAGCCTGCCTGCCACTCGTACCAGTCCAACAGCAGTTCGTCGATTCGATCCATGTCAATCCCCGTTCAATCCGCCTTGGCTGGCGTCCATCGAAATGTCATCCGCGTGTGAAGCTGCACTTCGTCCCATATCGCCTCGATCTGGTTCGCGTCGAGCTTCTTCTTGCCGCCGCGCGTTCCGCTGACCGACTGCGCTTCGGGTGTCTCGCAGTTCAGGCGCAGGCGATCTGGGCGACCGCCCATAGGCTTGAATGTCGGTAGCGGCATCACAGCCCCTTCCCGCAGAGATAGGCCCACTTGGCCCAAGCCCATCCGAAATTTCGGTTGAATGGGTCCTCGTTGAATCCGCTGTAATCGCAGAAGTGCCCAAAATCCGCCTCAAACTTCGCCCACTGCTCGGGCGTCAGGCGAGCGCGGGCGATGGCGAGGGATTCGGTGGGGTTGCCGGCGCACATGGTCAGTCGCCGACGATCTGCCAGTCTTCGGCAAGCAGCGAGTCCATCCCCGGATTGAAGACGCACACGGTGTCGTCGGCACGCTTGATCGCCAGGTATGCCAGATACGGAATCATCGAGCCCTCTCCGAAGTGCGCCTTGGCTGCGCCCGTCTGGACCGGATATGAGGCCGCAGGCACGTGATAAACGAAGACACCAGACGGCCACGCTTTTCGTGTCACCCGATAGCCGTCTTTAGCTGCGCGCAGTGCTTCGCCTAAATCCATTTGATCGTTCATGCTGCTCTCCTGTGTGATTGCTGCTGTTCCCGCCAGGCTACGAAGGGCCGGCGCAAGAACTGATGAAACCGCGCCTCTGCGTCCTTGTCGGTCGCGAGCGCGCGGCGGGATGTGATCTGGCAGACGACGCGGATGAACTCCGCTGCTTCGTCGACCGTGAGCGGCTCGACCTCGGCGTGCGAGGCGGCCCATTCGCGGAACTGCGGGTCGCGCGGGAGCATGCCGGCGAGCTGGAGGATTGAGGCCATCATACGAACCCTGGGAAAAGGTCGTCACCCTTGAATTCGAGGACCAAGTTGCTGACCTCGAAGGTCTTAATCTCGCCGGGATGCATCATGTACATGCCTATGTTGGCTTTCCCCCACGCGTGCAAGGCAAAGGCCTCAAGAGGCGTCTCCGGGATGATGGAGAGAATGCCCCGCGCATTAATTTCGGCTTTCATACGAAGTGCCTCATGCCGTAACGCGCGATCAACGCAGCTTCAGCGCGGTTGTGATGCTTCACCAGTCGAATGTCATCGCATGGGTAAAGCTGCTTCGCCATCGCCAGGCACTGAGCCTTGTCTGCAGACAGCCCGTAGAACCGCTTCCACGCCTGCGGACGCACGAACACCACGTCGTATCCCTTGGCGGCCAGCACGCCCTCTATGAGCCCCTTGGTGTGCATCATCGATCCCATGGTCTGGATCGCACTGCCGCCGATTGCCTGCACATCCTCGATGACGACCAGCGCCGGCTCATCAGCTGCATGGTGAGCGCGCATCAGCGCAGCGAGCGCACGACCGTCGCACTGGCGTTTGACGAGTGCCTTAGGACCAGCATCGGCAATCGGCTTCGTCGGCAAGTCGAATACACAGCGCAAGCCGTTGTGATCGATGAAAGCGACGGCGCCAGTGAGGCCGGGGTCTATTCCGCAGATCAGCATGCTTGCTCCTTAGGGCGTGCAGAAACCTCGCGCGCGGGCGTAGTGGTGGTCATGCTGGCTCCCTGATGTCGTCCGTTACTTCGTCGTTGACAGGAACGCCGCTGATTGGGCGAAGCCATGCATCAATGAATGACCTTTCCAGAGAATCATCAAGCCTAACGCTGCCCTTATTGGCAGAACGCGCAAGCGGCTGGCTACCTCTCACCAACCATATCGGGCCAAGCCCATCGAGGGCTTCGCCGATCAAGCGAACGATCTCTACAATGCGCCCAATGTTTTCAGGCAGGATTGCCCGAACGATGATCGCCAGATCACCAGGTTTGCAGTTCATGGCGTCTCCCACAAAGGTTTGAACGCCGCTTTATGGGCGCGGATGATCTCGCTACGGATGGTTTCGTATTCGGCCTTAAGCTCGGGATCGGTGCAGTTTTCGACCACGCGGCGCCCAGCGCTCGACGTGATCGCGTCAGAAGCGCACCGGACGGCTTCAGAGGTCAGCGCCTTACCGCACGGCGCCTCGCCGCGCATCAAGAGCCTGTAGGCCCATTCCGCCGTGATCTCACGCGGCTGCATGAGAGGCGCCATGATTGCCCGCATCTTCGCCATCTGCTCGCCGACCACGTGCACGTCAGCCTTGGTCTGGTCCGTCAGCGCTTCAGCGCGCGGCATTTCGTGCAGGCGCATCTGCTTGCACAGGCCGTAGAACTCGGGCAGAGACGGTGGGAACTTGAGCGTCATGAGCGCGCCAACACCGGCTTTCAGTTCCGCGCTTGAGAGCTTGCGCAGGCCGATGCCCCACTCCTGCATCACGCCTTCGAGGTCCACATCGCGCCACTTGTCGAGGAACGTGTTGCCCCACATGCGGGTCATTTTTTCGAATAGCGTCGCGACCCAATGACGGGGCGCGGCGTCTTGCGGCCACAGGTCAGCCGAGGAGCTTGACGTGCCCATTGATCACCTCTGCGGGTTGGACTTCGGATTGAACGGAGGTCTTGCCGGTGAGAACTTCGTAGGCGCGTCGCCTGGATTCGCTCTTGGCATCAGCGGCCGTGACCTTGGGGGGAACGGTCATCGATACAAGCACGCGGTCTGCATACGCAACGATGTTTGATATCGGCTCGCTCGAATCCGCGTGGGCTTTTGCAATAGCAGCATCGATTTGCGATGCCTTGATGCCGGCATTGATCCATCGGGCGAAGACTTGCCAATAGCGCTTGCGATCGTTGACGTCGGTCGGATCAGCTTCAAATCCATGTTTGGCTCGCAGATGGCGAAGCCATTCGCTTTCGTTGCGCGGAGAGAAATCGTCGGTCAACTCACGCGTAGGTGAACCACCTATGACGACTTGCTCTAGGGGTTTAGTCTGGAGTCTGGAGTCTGGAGTCTGGCTAAGGTTTTTTTCGGTTATCGAAACAAAACCAGATGGGTTTTCGTTGGGTTCTTTTTCGGTTTCAGTTTGGGTTTGTTCTGGGTTTTGAGATTTCTTAGGGCGCCCGCCTTTTTTCCCGTTCTCCCGGTTTGCTTTCGCTTGTGCGGATGCTTCCTCGATCTCCCGTTCGCACCGGTCCTGAATCCAGATTCCATCGACCAGGCTAAAGAATTCATCAAGCACGACAGCGAGTGCTGCACCTTCGTCCTTGCTACGTGCACCAATCAGTCGAGCGACCTGAGCCTCAGGAAGACCAGCTTCACGCGTGTAGTAGACGTCGAGCAGTCGCGTGTAGACGCCGTGCTCAAGCAGCGACAGGTGCGCTGTGTCCTTCAGGTAGTCGCCGATGTGACGCTTGTAGAAGTTCATGTCACTTCTCCACCGCGCCCTTGGGGCAGTAGATGCGGAAGGTCAGCGTCAGCAGTTCCTGAATGTGCCGGTGCGCGGCGGCCGCGACCTGTTCAAGGTCGTGCTTCTCGCGGTCGTTGACGATGCCGTCTGCGATGGCCGCGGTATGGGTCTTGGCCAGTTCGCCGAGGTCGGAAAGGATCTGCGTGAACTTTGCGAGCAGTTCCTCGTTGTCGCAGTTGTCGTCGACTTCGGGCAGCGACACGAACATGCCGCCCGACTGTTCGGCGATGGCTTCAGCAAAGAACGTCGTACCGGACAGACGCTGCATGGCGAGGGCCATTTCAGTCTGAATCGCCTGGCCCTTCACTTCGTAGATCCGGTTCTGTAGCGACGCTTCGGATATACCGAGCGCTCCCGCCATTGCCGGCGCACCACCGTTGAAGGCGCGGATCATCGACTGGTAGGCTTTTCTCAGGCCCATAAGGCGTACCTAATTTTCAATGGTTGTGCAGTGCGGCGAGGAACTTAATAATTGGTTCCACAGCAACCGCCTGCGGGGATTCAGGCGGCGGCTGGTTGTTCCGAACGAAGCTCGGGCCAGATGTCGGACCAATCGTCAGGACGGAGATCCTTGCGGGTCACGCATCCTTCCGTGGCCTCTTCGATGGCGACGCAACGCTTTGGACTGACGGCCGACGTGCCGTCACTCATCTGCGACAGGTAGGAAAGCGATACGCCGATAGCTGCGGCCAGTTTCGTGGCCGTGCCGCGCTCGCTGTTGATGTATGTCTTGAGATCCACAGTGCCTCACCTTGGGGAAGGTTGATTTAGAGGCAGTTTAGTACTTGCTAAACGGTGGGTCAAGTGAATACTAATTTAGAAGAAACTAAACTTGCGCCATGGACATTCAAGACATCCGCCGCGCCAACCTGATGCGTTGGCTCGAAACGCATACCGCTCCCGCAAAAGACAAAAGCCTGTTCTCACAGATTAAGGCAGGGGGCTCATTTGGTGAGCGACTAGCACGCCGGCTTGAGGCCGACTATGGAATGGGCACCGGTTTTTTGGATTCTGACGACGGTCTCGATTCATCGAATACAAGCCAAAAAGTGCCTCTTACCGCTGACGCTTTGAACCTGATTCAGTGGATCACCCGTCTGGACGCCATTAGCGATCCGGCCCGAAAAATGTTTCCGATGATCACGGGAATTCTGCAGATTGCGAACTCCTTACCGGTCCCTCACAATGGTTCATCCGGGATAGATGAATTCCGGTTAGCCGAGCAGCAGCTCAGCGCTGCATTACAAGAGGGTCCCTCACATGCAATCAAGCGCCGAAAAAAGTGACGAAGTCATAGACCTCGACTCCTACAGATCACGCAAGAGCGTCGACCACAAACTTAAGTTGCCTCCCAGCCGCGAAGAGACCGAAGATTTGCTGAATGAAATTGCACATCACCTGCTGATGGCCGTTCGCGTCATCACGTCCCACTGCCACTGATTCACCCTCCGCGCTTCATCGTCATTTAGCCCCGCATCGTCGGGGCTAGCCTTGTTACAAATAAAAGTTTAGTCTTTACTTGACTCGCGGTTTAGTGATTGCTAATCTTCACCTCACAGCAACACCACACACGAGGTGACCGAAATGCAAACCCACAGCTACGTAAATCTGCGCCACGGCGTTCTGCACAGCTCTGACTACCGGTGCCGCAACGGTCACCTGGTGCACTGCTACTTCACGACGATTTTCTACGACGACATCTGCTGGGGCTGAGCCATGAGCGCGATTCCGCTTGTCATCAACAAGACCATGAAGTACGGCGACTGGATGTTCGACCGCGAGCTTGATGCGCTCGACCGCTCGGCGCTGATCGCCTACGACCGCCGCGAGCGTATCGAGCGCGAAGTCAGCTTTGACGATCTGCTCGAAGAGTGCGTCGAAATGACCGGGCCGCAGAAGGAAGCGTTTATGGAGGCGCTGGCGCGCGGCAGCAATGCGGACGTGCACACGATCTATTGCCTGCTCGATCAGGTGAAAGAGCAGATCGTTAGGCGCCGCCTTGCAGGAGGTATGTGATGGAAGTCCGCCTCGAAAAGATCATCGAAGCCATGAGCGTTCTGAACGTGACGGCCGACCACCTGCTGAAGGCACCGATTGACGATCAGGTTGCAGGTTTTCTTGCCGCGCAGTGCATCAAGTCGGCCGCGGATCTGCGTGCGGCAATGCACATGTCAGAGCTTCAGAACGCACAAATTACGGGAGCACTGCAATGAGCGGCATCGCCATCCTCTTCCTGCTCTGGG